AGGCGTGTATCAAAAGGTGGCGCGCTACAACGAGGGGGCGGGCGGATGCAATACGTTGCGACTCGCGCTACAAGGGCAAAAAGCGGGGGCACGAACCCATCAACATGACACTGGATGAACTTGTGTCATTCTTGGACGCCCACGACAACACTTGTGACATTTGTGGTGTGCATGTTGATGGTTGCGCTACAGCGTTGTTTGTGGATCATGACCATGACACGGGTGCGGTGCGAGGAATGCTGTGCCATAAGTGTAACACTTCCGCATCGTATGAACATGTGATTCGGAATTTAGACAAATACAAAGCGTATGCGGAGAAGCACCATGCACACAATGACGCTAAAGTTCAAAACCCGCGACGGCTACGAGGCCGCCCGAAAGGCCCTTGAACGCGCTTTGTTTGGCCCGGGCGAAGTTCGCGATGAGTACACCATCCGCATGGCCCGGGGTAGGTCTGAGAAGCTGGATCACAAGGAAATTGTGGTCACCACGAAGAAGCAGCGGAATGCGATATGTTTTCATGCTCATGAGGAGGAGCGAAATGACAACGCTGATTGCCGACTTGGAAGCAAACGGGCTTCTGGATGAAGTCAGTAAAATCCACCAGATAACCACCATCGACGCGGACACCGGGGAACTTCACAGCTACAACGGCAACAACGTGATTGCCGGTGTTCAGCGTCTGTGCGACGCAGACCGCATCGTCGGCCACAACTTCATCGGCTACGACATCCCGGCCATCCGCATCGTCTACGCCGTCGAGATCGACCCGCGCAAGGTGATAGACACGTTGATCTTGTCAAAGCTGGGAAACCCCGACCGACCCGGTGGACACACATTGGCGTCTTGGGGCGAACGCCTTGGCCACCCCAAGGTCGAACACGAAGACTGGGAGACGTGGTCTCCTGAGATGGAACACCGCTGCAACGAGGACACACGCATCACGCACAAGGTGTTTGAGCGGCTTCGCCCGATGTTGGATCAGCAGCCTGAGGCCGTAGCCATTGAACACGAAATCGCGGTGCGCGTGGAGGAGACGGTGCGGCGCGGATTTGGTCTCGATGTCGAGGCGTGCCATCGCCTTGTCAATCAGTTCCTAAAAGAGCGCGAGGCGCACCTGCGCGAGTTTAAGTCTATCTTTCCGCCAATCCTTGTCAGCCCCAAGCCGACAAGCCCGACAAAGCGGCTTAAGGTCATCAACAAGCGCAGCCCGTATTACGGCGTTATGGAACCCGGGGCCGACTTCTGTCCCGTCGTGGTGCAAGAGTTTAATCCCGGGTCTCGTCAGCAGATCGCGCAGCGCTTGGTGTCCAAGTACAACTGGGTGCCGAAGGTCTACACCAACACCGGCATACCCGAGGTATCAGAGGATACCTTGCGTGACCTGCCGTACCCAGAGGCGCAGAAGTTTGCTGCGTATTTGGCGACTGAGAAGAAGCTGTCGCAAATCAACTCAGAGCCGAAGGCCAACGGCTATGGCGGCGGCTGGCTGCATTACGAGAAGAACGGTCGCGTACACGCCTCGTTGAACAGCCTCAAGGCGGTCACCGGGCGCATGTCGTGTTCGTCGCCAAACGTACAGCAGGTCGCTTCCGACCCCGCCATGCGCGCAGCGTGGGTTCCCGCCCCCGGCCATGTGCTGGTTGGGGTTGACGCGGACGGGTTGGAGTTGCGCTGTCTTGGGCATTACCTGTCGGGCTACGATGGAGGCGAATATGCCAACCTTGTGGTTCACGGTGATGTCCACTCTAAGACTATGGAGAACGTGGGTTTCTACGACCGCAACCAAGTTAAACGGCTTACCTACGGCTGGCTTTACGGAGCAGGAGATGCGAAGCTGGGGACCATCGCCCTTGAAGACGCACAGAAAGCCGGTAAGGAAATCAATTACGGTGTGTTGGGGATTGAGCGCGGAAAGCGTACACCGTCTGCTTCTACGGTGGGGCGCGCAGTCAGAGCGCGGCTCCAAGGAGGCTTCACTGGCCTGTCTGATCTGGTTGCAGCGGTCAGGGCAAAGGCACAAACCCAAGGAAAACTTAAAGGACTAGATGGGCGCACCCTGTGGGCGCGTTCGCCGCACTCTGCGTTAAACCTACTCCTGCAATCGGCGGGGGCCATCATCGTGAAGAAGGCGTGGTGCCTGATGGACCGTGACGTTCGCGTGGTGATGCAGGTTCACGACGAATGGCAGGTTGAGTGTTCCCCGGAAGAAGCTGACGACATCGGGGGTCACGTTGTGAGTTGCGTCAAGAAGGCCGGGGTTGACTTGGGCTTCCGCTGCGAGTTGGCGGCGTCGTATCATATAGGCGCGTCGTGGGCCGAGACCCACTGAAGGTTGGCTGTTCGCCAGCGAGGAGAAACCATGAAATGTTTGACGCTTGCCATCAGTTTAGTTTTGTGTACATCAGCATACGCCAGCCACACCACAGACGAGCTTAAAGAAGGCGACCTGATTGCCGTTTCGATGGCGTGTGGCCGTCCCGACGCGGCGGCAATTGTGTGGGAAAACGTTGTAAAAAACACTGCGGTGACATCAGACGACGACGACTTGGTCAGAGGGCAATGCGTATTTTCCACCACGCACCACGTGCCACTCAGGATAATTGACATCTTGGCTTCGGCTTTGGCGGAAGATTCTGACAGGCGTAAGCACATGTTGTACTTGGTCGCGTTTCGGTTAAGCACCGGGAAGGATGTGTGGAGCGTAGTTTGGGACACCGACATACTTGAGAGAGGAGACAAGCATGACCATCGCACTGATCGACGCTGATGTACTGTGTTATACGGCTGCCGCTGCGGGCGTCCACGAAATTGACTGGGACGGCGACGGCAACGTGGATGTATACGAAAATGAGGTGCGGGCGCGGGAGGCGGCGGAGAACGTGTTGAGCGATTGGCTTAAAGCGTCTGAGTGCCAGTCGTACCGTCTGGTCTTCTCTGACCGGACCCACCCCCAAGCCACCTTCCGCTACGGCATCCACCCGCACTACAAGGCAAAGCGACCCGCTGACAAGCCACCGCTTCACGACTACGTCTATACCTATCTGCGCGACAGGGACGCGCTGTATTTACCCGGCTTGGAAGGTGACGACGTGTTGGGGATCATGGCCACAGGCGATAACCCGGAAGGGTACGTCGCCGTATCCATCGACAAAGACCTAATGACAATCCCGGGACAAATCTGTAACCCCACCCGAGGCGGTGGTGTTACCCGGGTTTCTCAGTTCCAAGCCGATTACAATTGGATGATGCAGACGCTGATGGGGGACAAGGTTGACAACTATAAAGGCGCACCGGGTATTGGTCAGGTCAAGGCGACGAAGCTGTTGGCGGGGTGTAAGAACATAACCGATATGTGGGCCGCTGTGCTGGAAGGGTACGTGGCGCAGTTCACCAACGAGAGGTGGTCTGGGGATTTTGTCACCACCACGGCGTGGGATGAGGCCCTAATGAATGCCCGCTGCGCCCGCATCCTGCGGGCCGGGGATTACAACACGGCAACCGGGGAGGTGCGCTTGTGGCACCCCGAAGGTGACGTTGAGTGGAGGAAGGTGGCCTAATGGACGACGATAACATCGCCAATCCCAAGCATTACAGCCAGTACGTGATCGAACCTCTGGACTTCATAGAGGAAAACCAGATTCCGTACTCAGAGGGCAACGTGATTAAATATGTATGTAGGTGGCGCTTTAAGGACGGTATACGCGACCTAAAGAAAGCCCGGGCCTACATCGACAAGCTCATAGAGCGCGAGGAGAGGAGAGTCAGTAATGCTTGAGGTTCTGTGGTTTTTGACCGGAGTGGTGGTCGGCGGCTTGGCCGTGTGGATTTCAGAGTAAAACCAATGGCGACAATGGGTTAGCCTGTTGTCGCCATTTTTTGCACCCAAAGTTACATATATGGAAGATAAGGAGAACACCATGTCTTCGGAGGATAAATTTCCACGCCTTTCCAAAGACCTTCTGGAGTGGCTGGATGAGTACACGGCCCGCCCGTCGTTCCCTTTGACACCGGTTGGCGTCAAGCAGTTTAACGAGGAGGACATCCGATTGGGATGCTTCCAAGCCGGGGCGCGGAATTTGGTTGACCAACTAATGGCGTGGCACGCTGAGAGCGAGGGGGCCGATGACACAAATAGTGACAGTGACGCCCCCGAGATCACGTTCGACAGCGTATTTGGAAGAGGTCGCGGAATGGATCAGACTGAGGTCTCAGTACCCATGGTCGGTTTCGGGCTTAGACGCATCATTTCTGATGACGGTGAGGGACCAGCATAGTTTGACACAGGCGCTGTGCTGGCTGAGTCCGTTAGACCCCGACGCCGGGGTCTGGGAGTTTCACGCGGTGGCTGACCCCGAATACCGGGGTAAGTGGATAACGCCCCGCGTTGTGGCGGCAATGGTTGACAGCGCGATTGGCGCGGGTATCCGACAAGTTGTGGCCCAGAATACGTCCCCGTTTATTGCGCGATTATGGCGCAAAATGGGGGCAACAGTGTACGATAAAATATCAATCATGAACTTGGAGTGAACCATGGGCATTGAAGTAGGAACGGCGTCGCTTATCGGAAGTGTTCTTTCGGCGGCGACCACCATGTTGGGGCCGAAGCCGAGTGCCCCGAGCGTCCCCGATGAACCCGCACCGAAGCCGGTTGACGAGACCAGCCAGCAGTTTGCCGAGGCGCGTAAGACACGCAAGGCGATTGCGGCGCGTTCGGGCCGTAGCGGTCTGGTCGGGTTTGGTAGTTCGGGAATGGACGGCGGCGCGACCCGGTCTGGTCTGACCATCGAAACCTAATCAGGAGACAGCCGTGGATAACGCCAAAGAACGGTACAATAAACTCGCGTCAGATCGAGCGCAGTTCTTGCAGCGTGCGCGGCATAACGCTCTTTTAACGATCCCTTCCCTTGTCCCTCTTGCGGGCAAGGAAAACTCTTCGCATCTTGTTGAGCCGTATCAGGGCATGGGGTCAGCCGGTGTATCGCATTTGTCATCTCGTTTGACAAATGCCTTCCTGCCAGCCGGTCGCCCGTTCATGCGGTTCGACCTGCCGCCCAAGGTTAAGATGCAGATACAGGGCGAGATTGACAACGCGACTACCAAGGGGTTGGCGCTTGCCGAACAGCTTGTACAGGCGGAAGTCGAAGCAAGCGATTGGCGTGACGCCACCCGCCAGACCACTCAGCAGCTTCTTGTGGCCGGTAATGCTCTTGAGGAAATGCTGCCCGACAATTCGATCCGAGTGTATCGCTTGGACTCGTATGTCGTACGGCGCGACTACTCAGGCAAAATGGCGGAGTTCATTATCGAAGAGAAAATCGACGAAGATGCACTCCCTTACGACATAAGAGGGTTGCTCAAGTCTGGCGGGTTCAATAAGAAAGGCGACAAGGTTTGCCTTTACACGTGGGGCCGTAAGGACGATAAAGACGGCACATGGAAAGTAGCTCAGTACTTGGAAGACAAAGAAGTCCCGGGTTCTGAAGCCACGTACCCAAAGGATAACCTCCCATACTTTGCGCTGCGGTGGAGTTCGTCGCCGGGTGAGAACTATGGCCGGTCCATGGTCGAAGAACACGTTGCCGATCTGCGGTCTCTGGACGCTCTTGAGAAAGCCAACCTAGAGATGGCTGGCATGGCGTCGCGTAACCTTATCATGATTGCCCCGGGTGCGGCGGCTGCGGGGCTTAAGAACCGCATTGTCCGTGCCATCAATGGCGACGTTGTTGTTGGTGATCCAAACTCAATAGAGCTTAAGGCGTTTGAAAACAACATCGGCTACCAGATTACGTCTGAGCAAGTACGTGTTCTGCGGGAGATGTTGGCCCGGTCGTTTCTGCTTTTGTCCGGCGCGCAGCGCAATGCTGACCGCGTGACGGCGGCGGAAATCGAACGCGACATCGCCGAGATTGAGGCCGCGCTTGGTGGTAATTTCTCCACCCTGTCTAAAGATATGATGGAAGCCCGCACGCGTCTGCTGGTAAAGCAGATGAAGATACAGGGCAAGCTGCCCGACTTCCCAGACGGGACGGTTGAGCCGATCATCTTGACGGGGCTTGAGGCGTTGTCCCGAGAACGCGACGTTAACCGCGCCATGCAAGCGGCGCAGCTTATACAGGCGTTTGGAGAAGAGGCAATCGCGCATGTTAAACTCGATAAGGTTCTTGGGCGGGCGTATGTGGGGCTTGGCTTCACGGACGCTGTCCGCACTGAAGAAGAAGCTGCTGCATGGAATCAGCAGCGCCAAGAAGCGGCTATGCAGCAGAAAATGGCCGCTGATGTGGTGAACAACGTAACCAAAGGATAACGCATGGCAAACGCAGGATGGGACGGTGGGGCTTTCAACCCGGAAAAGCCGTTCGGAAGGAAAGCGACTGTGGTCGGAGGAGACAACATCGCGTTTAGCAAGATGCGCCGCGAGGCCATCAAAGCAGTACAAAGAGGAACAGCAAACGCCGAGCAAATCAAGTTGGTGTATGACACCGACAAAGTGATTTCGGAAGCGATCGCTAAGATGGAGGATAAGAATGGCTGACGAAAAGCCCGAGGTCACAACCGAGGTCTCTAATCACCAGACACAGCAAGCTGCCGTTACAATGACGGTTGCCGAGGGTAAGGAAGCAGTGGCCGACAAGGGGCCGTCTGCGGAAAGCCTTGGGGTAACTCAGTCCCAGTTCGACAAGTACTATTCCAAAGATACCGGCAAGTACAACTGGGAAGCGCACGCCAAGGAGCAGGAGTACATTAAGAAGCAGCAGGAAGACAAGACACCGGAAGAGAAAGCCGAGGGCGACGATAAGAAGACCGAGGACGCCGAGGAAGAAACCAAGTACTCCGAGATCACCGACGACAACGCTCCCGCCGCCATTAGGGACGCCGGTC